TTTCCCCAACGCTTCTCCATACCCTTCTTGCCCATCTGAGACCACTTGCGCGAGTTGTCGATGTTCGGGCGGATAAGCTCGAAGGCGAAATCAAGCGGGTACTCAAAGAAGGGCTCGCTCCCGTATGCCCCGTAGCGGATCACGCCGATTGCGAACTCGGCCTGCTTGTCTGCTGGCAGCATCTCCATTGCCTTGGTGTAGCTCGCGAACCAGGTGAAGTTGCTCGGCTCCAGGCACGGCGGCGTTTCCTCGAACTCATCCATTTCCGCCACTTGCTAGAACGGGATGTCGTCGTCGTAGATGCTCGGCGCGGCCTGCTGCGGTGCGGGCATGCCGCCGAACTGCTGCTGCATAGGCTGCACAGGCTGCATCGGCTGTGCGGGTGCCGCCGCCGCGTACACCGGCTCGCTGCCGAGATGCCCCTGCTGGCGGCTCATGAACTCGATCTCGTCGACGATTACCTCCACCTTGCTGCGTTTCTGGCCGTCGCGTTCCCACTGGCTCCAACGAAGCTTTCCTTCGATGGCTACCTTGCTACCCTTGGAAAGGAAGCGGGAAACGCTCTCTGCGCGAGCGCCAAACATGGTGCAATCGATGAAGTTCGGGTAATCCTCCCATTCGCCCGTCTGCTGGTTCTTGCGACGGTCGTTCACCGCCACGCCGAAGCCCAGGATCGCCATGCCGCCAGCCGTTTGGCGCAGCTCTGGGTCGCGGGTCAGGTTCCCGCTGATTGCAACTCGGTTGATGCTCATTTCTTCTCCTTACTGGTCGGATTCCTCTGTATCGGTTCGGCGCAGGTACACGCGGCCCTGCGCCGTGAACGCCTTGACGTTGCCTGCCCTCTCGGCTCGGCTGCGCATCGCGGCGAACACCGTGTTCATGCTCTTGCCGTCCATGCACACCTCTGCGCATTCAGCGCCGCTCTCGATGAACTCGTTGAACGCCTGCTCGTACTCGGGCTTGCGGTTTCGGTAGCCTCCGCCGCGGCGCACGTTTGGCATGCTGCAGGGCCTGATCGCTACTCCCATACGTGCTCGACCTCCGCGTTTGCCTGCTGGAAGCGGTCAAGGCGGCGCTTGAACTCGTCGGCGCAGGCGGTCAGCTGGTCAGTGGTCATCTGAAGGTAGTCGCAGCCATGGGCCTGGCGTGCGTAGGCGTGGAAGCCCTGGAGGTCGAAGCCAGCCTGCTTGCCTTCGACGAACATCCCGCGCAGGCGCTTCTCTGCCGCTCTGCGCTCTTCCTCGCCGCTGGGGAACTCCACAGATTCTGCGATCTGTCCCAAACGCTGCTCGCTTTTAGCCTGCTGCGCGGGTTGTTGCTGTGCCTGCTGATGCTGGTTGCGGCTTCCGTCTTCTGCCGCGTTGCCGTCGTCGTCCTCGTCGCCGACGATTCCGAACACGGTGCAGATCGCGTAGCGCTTCGCGTAGGTTTCGGCGCTCGCGTCCTTCTGCGGGTCGCCTGTTATGCGAATTGGGCGCTTGTCCAGGGTTTCCGTTGTGCAGCCGTCCTTCACCTTCGTGGTGACAACAGCGCGGCCTTCCTTCTCGATGGAAACCGACTGCGTGAAGAACAGCCCCTGCTCGTTCAGCGCCGGCCTTACGCATTCGAGGATGCTCGCGAGGCTTGCGTACCCGCTTCGGAACCTTGGGTTCACCTTGTCGAGCTTCGGGTTCTTCATGCGCTTCTGAGCTTCAGCAAGCTTCTCGACGATGCTCGATGTCTTTTCCTCTGTCATTACTGCTCTTCTCCTTCCAACAGCGCCGTTGCGCTCATGCCGTTTACCAGCGGCATAAGCGCCGCCACCGCTTCCTGCTCCTTAACCGCCGTGCGCACCGCCTTGGGGCGCTGCGGCTCCCAAAGCAGGAAGTCCACGACCTCGCCGGTCTTGCAGTCGATGATGTCGTCCCCGCACTGGGCGAAGCGCTCCTCCCATCCCTTCACGGGCGTTTCCTCGGTGAGCCCGCACGATGCCAGGTAGTCCAGCGCCTTGGCCTTTCGGAGCGGGTCGATTGCCGCCTTCGGCTTGCTGAACACCACCGAGATGGTGCCCACGTTCTGCCCGTTGGCCTTTACCTGGCGGCGGTCGATGCCGCAGGAGTCGTAGAAGCCAAGAAGCTCGTCCTTTGCCTCGCCCTCAAGCTCCTTCACGCGGTTGTCTACACGCTTCTTCAGAACGCGCATCAGCGCCAGTTCCTCGTCGGCTGTGATTGCGTTAGCCATTTCTTTTTCCCTTCTGACCTGGGTTTTCCCCATCTATTTTTATGTTCATAAAATCTTCACGCGCCCTTTGTAGCCGTTTGCGGGCCGTTGCGTAGCGCCTTTGCACGTTGACAAGGTGCCATTCCTCCAGTTCTTCGAAGAACCGCTGCTCGGCTTCGCGGCGCTCCGCTTTTGACATGCCTTTGAGGTTCGGCGGGCGCGGGGTCTTGATTGGCTTGGAGCGCTTGCCCGGCATGACGCCGCCGCGCTGGCCCTTTGAATCTGGCCCAAGTGCCAGGTACAGCGCCGTGCACTCGGCTTCGGTTGCCTGCATCTTGTGCCGTACCTTGCACACCTGGCACTCGCCAGTGTCGGCATCAACGCTGGTGCGCCAGCAGCTGCACCCGTTGCACCATTCCAGGTGCCATTCGCATCGGAGGGAAAGGCCCATCGCCTTTGCCTTGTGGTCAACGCTTTTAGTGCTTCTTCCAAGGCGCTCGGCTATCTCGGCCGTTGGCACCGTTCCTGCCCATTCCTCCAGCGCCGCAACCTCGTAGGGGAGCCATTTGCGGTAGCTGCGCGTCATACCAGCTCGTTCTCCGGTATCGGCTCAACCTCGAAGCGGATAGAATCGCCCTGCTTGCGCGTTCGGTCGTGCTTCACGACCCGAACCTCGACAACCTGCGAATCGTCCCTGTAGGCAACCCCGTTGAGCGCATCGAGCACGGCCTTCAGCACGTTGTCGATGTCGGGCTTCGTGGTGTCGCGCTCCCTCTCGATGCGCTTCGGGCGGCTCTTCGGCAGCGCCTTGAAGGTGTGGACGACAACGCGCACGGCGCAATCGAAGCATTCCCCCTTGTACGCGTCCCTCACCGCTTGCTCGTCCGCCGCCGTCCTGCTGTCCGTGTAGGTTGCAATGTGCCCGTTGCGAACGGTGGAGCGATGGCGGCGCTTGTTCGGTATGCGGTTCACGGCGTACATCACGCATCTACCTCCCATCCAATGTCGCGTGCCTGCTGGGCGGTTAGGGCATGGTCTGCGCGGTACTGCTGCATCGCATCGTTCTGGGCGTTCTGCGCTGCCCCGACGATGCACCCAAGCGCCAGCAGCGCTGCCGCCAGAAGCCTTGCCGCGCTCATCGCTCGCCGCCTTCCCACACGTACGGCTCGTAGGCGGAATCAAGCCATTTCGCCATGGCCGAATCGGAAAGCCGCAGGCCGCGCTTGCAGCCCCTGCGAACGATCGCCTTCAGCCTGCCCGCGCGAATCTCGCGGTAAAGCGTCTCGCTCGGTACTCCGTACTGCTTGGCGGCTTCCCTCACCGTGTACAGGTGAGGCGCCTTGAACTTTTTCGTCTCCATCGCTACCTTTCCCTTTCGACTGTTAATAAAACTTACAAAAACAGATTAAAAAAAAATTACAGCGTGGTGCTGTTCTTGACGTTCGCGATCACGCGGAATGGAGCGCTCTGAAAATCGATTCTTGCGAGCATGAAGCCCTTCTCGCATTTTGCGTTAAAATCGCATTCTGCCAGGCATAATGCTTTGATTAGAGCATGCTTGTCATCTTCCTCCCAGAAGCTTTCTAGAAGCTCGGTATCGCGGCTGAACAGGCCGTATTTGCTTCCATATTTACTCATTCTGGATACCCCTTTCCTTTGGTAGTTGTAACTATAGGTTATAAACAATGAATTGTAAATAATAAACTTATATCAATATTTTGTTTATTTCCTAAACTTATATATTAAAGAGAAAGCTCACCGAGAAGGGGGCATTGATGGAGAGATCAGCGACTGGGCGAAACATAAAGGCGCTGCGTGAGAATAACGATTTGACGCAAGCGGAGTTCGCCGAAAAAGTAGGTGTGACGATTACCACCGTAAGCGGATGGGAAACCAGGAACATACCGCCGCGCCAGAAAATGCTGGCGCACATTGCGGAGCTGTTCGGCGTTTCAGTCGACGATCTCGTGTCGGAGAACGGCTACCTCGCAAAGCGAAGCGGCATCAGCGCGGCAACCGATCCCGCGCAGGCCAAGCCCGTTTCTGCCGATTCCTTCCTGCATGTCGAGGGCGGGGAAGAGCCGATACCGTGCCCGGCAAAGTACTGCCGTGATGGCAACTTCTTCATCGTCCAGGAGGACGAGAGCATGAACCTGGTTTTTGCGCCTGGCTCCCACGTGCTCATAGACACGTCGCGCGATGTTGCCGACGGGGACTTGGCCCTTGCCGAGGTCGGCGGCGGCAGCCCCATCCTGCGCCGCCTGAGGCTCACGGACGGCCTTGCCATACTTTCCCCAGAGAGCACCAGCGATTCCTTCCATCGCATAGTCGTCGATCAAACCGACCCAAACGCCCCGAGCCTGCGCTTCCTTGGGCGCGCCGTGTACGCCTCCATGGACTTCGGAAGGCGCTAGCACATGGCCAGGAGAAGCGCATGGGGCAGCATCCAGGCGGCTGGCCCTGGCATCTGGCGCTTGCGCTACCCGCTGCCAAACGACCCCAGCACAGGCAAGCGCCGCCAGGGATACGAGACGGTGCACGGAACCAAGAAGGACGCATCGAAGCGCCTGGCGGAGCTGCGCATAGAGCACGATAGGTTCCGCGTAAGCCCTGCCGTCATGACGGTTTCCAGGCTTTGGGTGCAGCATTACAGCAAGCACATCGAGCGTCTTGCTCCTTCCACCGTCGAGGGCTACGAGAGCGCCTACCGCACCGCGATAGAGCCGACGTTCGGGGAGCGCGAGCTGGATTCCATCAGGAAGGCCGAGGTCCAGGAGTGGCTTGACGGCATGACCTACGGCAGCGCGAAGAAGGCGCTCGCCGTGTTCCGCGCCATGTTCTCGTTCGCCGTCGACAACGACATGTGCAACGAATCCCCCTTCACAAAGCGCTATCAGCTGCCGCCCAAGCCGCAGAAGAGCAGCCGCGAGGTGTCCGAATCGGTGCATACGGAATCGGAGCTCGCCGCCATCCTGGCCGATGCCAGGGGTGAGCGCTGGGAAGCGCCGTTCATACTGTCGGCGTTCGGCGGGCTTCGCCGCGAGGAGGCGTTCGGCGCGCAATGGGCGGACATAGGCTTCCAGGACGGCTACGCCGTTGTGCGAGTGCAGCGCGGGGCGCAGAACGCCAAGGGCGGCGTGCGCATCGTGAAGCTGAAGACAGAGGGGAGCTACCGCGAAGCCGTCATACCGATGCCGTACGCGCAGCGCCTGCGGGAGATAAGCTTCGAGAGGCTGGGGGACACCTGGGTTTGCGAGGGGGACGACTGCGAGCCGTTGAACCCTGACCTGATGAGCGCGGCGTACAAGCGATGGCACTTCGGGAAGCCGCACCGCTACGTGCCGTGGATGAACTTGCGCAACTCGTACGCAACCATGCTCCACGCCAAGGGGGTCGATCTCGGCACCGTCGCGAAGCTTCTGGGGCATGCAACGCCGACGGTAACATTCCAGCACTACGACCGCATGAGCGCAGAGCAGCTTGCAAGCGTCGTCTCCGTGCTGGGCAAGCCGTCGGAATAGCTTACATATATATAGGTAAGCACTTAAACAAGAAAAGGCCGCGGAATGCGGCCTCTCGGTTTCGTGGGGTCAGCCCGCCGCCATGCAGAAAGTAACGTCAACCAAACGAAAGGGAAAGATGATGGGCGGCGGGCCGTTCCCCAGAAAGGAGGTGCGCGCACGGGCCAAACCGGTTAGGAGGGAGAGGAAACGCATTGTTTCCGAAAGCCAGAACGTGACGCTTTGCATTATGATTTGGGTGTCACAGGGAGCATGTGCAAGGAGTTGTGCAAAGCTGCACACCTTGTGCACAACCAAATGAGCCGCCTGCTTTCCTGTTCGTGCGAAAGCGCATGTAATAAGACGGAATATGACGGGTTTGAACACCAGAAGTCGGCTCCTCCTGACTTTTAATCCCAAGGCCGCGGGTTCGATTCCCTCACGGCGCACCACCGAAACACCAGGTCAGAGTGTGAGAACGCTCTGACCTTTTTCTTTTTGTGCACAAAGTTGTGCAAAGATTCGCGCCAAAAATTGCACAAGCCCATTTTTAGGCACAAAAGAGGGGCACCCAGCGAAAAGCCAGGTGCCCCGTTCTTATGCCCCCGATAGACCAAAGCCCTTGGCTCTATTCCACGCGGTTACCATGGTCTGCCGCCAGGTTTCGCTTGCGTCAGAGGCGCAGGCGGCTTATCGGGCGATTCTATCACTAAAAGCTTTGAGTGAGGTTTTAGTGACAAGACGAATCGTTTTAAGTGGTTCGGCGCGGGTTCGGCGCGGGTTCGGCGCGGGGTCGCCGCGATTAGGCGCGAGGTCGCCGCGATTAGGCGCAAACCAGGTAGTCCATGCAAACCCAACCAGACGGAATCCGCGCCCAGTTGCCGGACGTTTGCAGCACCGTCACGCGGGTGCCGTTCTTCAGGCAGCCGTTGGAGTAAGCGTGAGCCTTGGCGTTGGCGGTGAGGCTGCGATAAGGAACTTTCGCGTAGCCAGTGCCTGCGCCATAGCGCACGTGGAGCGCCGATGCGGTCACGCGATACGTGCCGCCCGTGCTCTTGATCGTGCCGCCAGACTTAGCGGCTGCCTTCGTGGCGTAGTCCATGCATACCCAGCCAGAGGGTGTGCGACCCCAGTTGCCCTTGGTCTCGAGCAAAGTGAAGCGCAGGCCGTGCGGGTAGGTGCGGACGATGCCGTAGTTTACGCTAGCGCCACTGCGGACGTGAAGCGCGGAAGCGGTCACCGTGTAGGTGCTGCCGATGCTATAGCTCTTGGAGCCGTTGTAGCTCGACGGTGCCTGGGTCTCGGTAGTCCCCTGCTCAACGGTGCCGCCAGTCTGACCAGTCTTCATGTAGGCAGCAACCTCGGCCTTGAACATGTTCCAGCTCTTGCCGTAAGAGCTGAAGTAGCTCAGTGGGTCGGTATGGTCGGTTCCGCCCCAGCGCATCCTAGCGTCGTTGTGGCTGATAAGCCGATCAATTCCCCAACCTCGTTTGTTGAGATAATCGCCGCACCATTTAACGGCTTCGTCCCATTGTTTGTTGAAATCGGCGCGGCTTGTTGCGTGGCAAAGCTCGATGTTGACGCAACGGCTGTTCCCGTTGCCAACAGCCCATGCTTTGCGGTTATCCTCCATGCAGTGGTACACGGGGGATCCGTCCAAGTCCATTACGTACTGGACAGCGTAGGCATAGCCGCGGCTGTAAAGGCGGTAATGGTTGTACGAACTAGCGCCAGGGTTGTCGGTTTCGTGCACTGTCAAATACTGGGCGCTGTTGTAGCCGTGCCCCTGGTTGCAAATCGCCTCTTTCTGCTCGTAGGCATGCGCCGTGCCAGGCATTAGCGCAGCCGCCAGCACAAGCGCAAGCAACAGACCGACAACCTCGACGAATGCTCTCTTCTGGTGCTTGCTCACTGGTCGCCACCGCCCTTCACCGCGCTGATGCCGATGCATGCGCCGATGAAGGTCCCAATGCCCGTGATGATGGTCGCTGCGGTTGCCGTGTCGGCCCAACCCACGGTGTTGCCCACGGTAAGCGTGAGCGTTGCCAGCGCAGGGCAGACCACGAGGCCGACCCACTTCAGCACGTCGTACACCTTGTCGGGCAGCAGGTACTTGTTCTCTTCTTCCATCTCTCAATCCTCCTCTACATGTGCGTTCATGATCTCCTGGTAAAGCTGGGTGCCCGTGCCGTTCCCACCTAAGTCGTGGTAGGCGGCGTAGACGCTGGTGGCCTGCTCCTTCACCCGCACTGGGCACGAGCGCCCCGCCACAACGTAGTCGCGGTGGTAGTCGATGAGCTGCTGGCGCAGAAGCGCTCTCATCCCCTGCTCCATCGCCTTGTCGTGGGCCGACTCGCGCTTTACCGCTCCCTTCACGTAGACGATCAGGCCGCCCACGATTGATGCGAGCAGCGGGGACACGACCCAGCCGACCAGCTGGCTTGCCTCAATCAACGGCTTCACCTCCCTTCCAAACCAGGCAAGAAAAAACGGGCACGCGCCAAAAGGCAACGTGCCCGTTTCTCTTTATGCCCCAGGTGTCACCCGGTTGCTTTTACCCGCACACGCGCTCGATGAGCACGGTCGCGGACTCGATGCCGACTGCAGCGTCTGGTGCGAACGTCAGCGTCGCGTACGATCCGCCTATGCCGCTGACCACCGTCACGTAGTCGACGATGGAGACGGTTGCGAGATCGCCCGCCGCAGCGAGCGTCGCGCCCGCCTTTGCCGAGGCGGCGGGAACGCCGCCCTTGCTCATCTGCACGTTCACTGTGCCTGCGGCGGTGGCGTTCAGCGTGAAGCTCGACACCACGCGGTACGTGCCGGGCGCACGGAGCAGGATTCCGCCCGAGCCGTTGCCCTGGACCGCACGCGTCCTGCTCGCAGCTACCGGGAACAGGATGCTGCCTCCAGCTCCCACGGCCTGGGCTGCATCGCCTGCGTAGGCGAACTTAGCGGTCTTGCCCATGGCGCACCGCCTAAGCCGCGAAGGCGGTTCCGTAGCCGCCGCAGCAGCCGTTGCCGCCGAAGAACGGGTTGCCGCCCGCGTTGTAGGTGGTGGCGTTCGGGTATCGCACAACGCCGCAGAGCGCGTTCTGCATCTGAAGCTGGTTTACCTGCGCCTGAAGGGCATCGATCTTGCCCTGGCAGAGCGCATCGAGGACCTTCTGCACCTGTGCGGTGGTGTTCTCGTTGATTGCAGCCGTGTTCATCGCCGCGTTGTAGTTCACGGAATCGATGTTGCGGTTGGTCTTGCAGCAGCAGTCGGACATCTGCTGGGCGAGCGCGTAGTCGCCGTTCTGGATGGTCTGCTGGGTCTGCGCGAAGTTGCGCAGGTTCTCGTAGCCGAGGTTGCAGATTCCGTTGTCGGTCTGGCGTGCGATGGCGACCTGCTGGTCGCTCATGCGTCCCACGGCATTCTCAAGGTTGTTGAAGTTCATGGCATTGCAAAGCCCAGCCTCGGTGACTGGCTCGGTTCCGTTGCCTCGGTTCCAGCCGTTGCCGTACATGAACAGGAACAGGACGATGATCCACATCCAGCCGCCGCCGAAGTCGTCGTCCTTGGCCACTGCGGCGATGTCCGCCGCGCTAAGGGGAGAAGTTTCCATCTTGGACTCCTTTTCTCGAAATGTGCATATCAATCACCTCTCGCGAGTTAGGTGTCTACTTCAGCCCCAGGCTGGACATGATCTGCTTCGCTTCCTCAAATGCTTGGGAGCACTGGCCTTGCGTGATTTGCCCGCTGCGGAGCATCTGCTCCACCCGCTGCTTGGCCTGCTGCGGGTTGGTCGATTTGATGAACTGCATCAGGTCGGGCGGCTGCTGCCGCTGCGGCATGCTGCTTGAATTGCTCAGCAAGGGATTCAAGGCTGCTCCTTAGTGTCTCGATGTCCTTCACGGTGGCGTACTCCGTCGGAGCGTCCTCTGCGGCCTTGAAGTCGTATGCGCTCACGGACTTCTGCCCGCTCGCGTCGGCTTCCACCACGTAGAACCTTGCCTGGTTCCTGTCCATGAGGATCTGCTGGCTGTTGGGAGCGAGCTGGTACATCCGCGCCGACTCAACCCCGTTGACGAACTGCAAGCCCTGCGGCTGCTGTTGCTGCATCTGAGGCATCTGGTACGGCATGGGGAACGATGGCTGGTATCCGTTGAACATTTGAGGCTCCTAAGACGAAGGAAGCCGCCCCGATGGGCGGCTTGCCTGGTTGGTTCGTATGTTCGGCCTCTTCCCGGCCACAATGGGCACAGGATGGGGCATAATCATGGCACGAGCCTGTAGCCCTCGCCGTAGACGCACACTATGTGCCCGCCTCCTATCTTCTTGCGCAGGTTGCGCATCCTCTCCTTCAGCGCCCTGCTGCTCGCCATGGACTCGGCACCCCACGCCTCGCGTATGAGCGTCGCCTTGCTGACGGTCGAGCCGCCAGCCATAGCCAACTGGTACAGCAGGTCGAACTCCAGCTTCGTCAACCGCACCTTCCTGCCGTCTACCGTGGCGGTCTGCTCCGAGCGGTCTAGCCCGAGCTCGCTATCGGCATGCCAATGCCTAACCTCGCACCGGCGCAGTATCGCGCGTATTCGGCACGAGAGCTCCAGCATCCCGAACGGCTTCACCAGGTAATCGTCCGCCCCAATCCCAAACCCGTACACCTTCTGCGCCTCGTCGTCCAAGTCGCCCATGAATATGACGGGCGCGTTCGTCCTGTCGCGCACAAGCTGCACGAAGCTGAAGCCGCTCACGCCTGGAAGCTCAACATCAACCAGATAGAGCCTTATGCGGTTTCTCCTGGCAATCTGCACAGCCTCCTCCGCAGAAGAAGCGTGCAAGTGCTTTATTCCCATGTCGTCGAGAGCACGCTCGATACGGCGGGCATGCTCCGCATCGTCCTCGACTATCAGAATGCGCGTCATTTTCCTTTACCCCTAACTGTCGTTTTCCTTCGCATTGATTAGGGGGGGGGTGGGCACGCACCTCGGCTGCCTGCACGTCCGCTTCCGTCCGCGCATGAGCTGCTTGGGCAATCCTCTTTCGTGTTCCATCAACATGGGTTGAAATATATGCCAGTTTATTCCGACCTGGGAAAACTGTGTCAACTTTGTGCCTTTTCGTTGCCGTCATATTCGGCGAGCGGGCAGGAAAATCCCAGGTGGAAACACGTATGAAACAAAAGAAAAGCACCTGGGATTTTCCAAGGCTGAAAGGAACGGTCATGAACCTCAAGGAAATCGCCTACAGCCACTACCTGCCCGCCAAGCGCAAGCGCCGCCGAGCAAACACGTGCGAAGGACACGCGTCGGAATTGCGCCTTTACGTGATCCCTCGATTCGGTCGCTTGCATCATTGCAGACGTATGTAAGTAAAACGGCTTTGATCCTTGCGAAATCAACGCTCCAAGACACGTTTACTTTGGTGGCGGTGTTCTCGCCAATATAGATTCTAGGTAACGTAAGTTTCGAGGTTTTAAGAGCAAGGGATACGGAATCACTTGACGCAAATTACGGTCAAATCAAAGTCGTTGTAGTAGATGTCGTCGGGGCCGCTGCTGCCCACGGATTTTGTTATGGGTGTGACCACCCTAACCTCTTTGCTTGATGGGAATGTAACGCGGGCATTCGCGACCCTCCACTGGGTGGCGTTCACAAAACCTACGACTGGGGTTCCGCAATTGGCAGGGAGATCATAGTTGTATACGTACTCTTTCTGATCAAAACCAAGTGATTCGATTACTTGATGCTTGAAGACGATGTTTGCCGCACTGCCGACCTTGGCAACATACCATTCACCGTCACGGGATACGGAATCCCCGAGCTTCTTGGTCTCGGCTCCAAGGGCAACAAGCCCCTTCACGCTGTCGAGCATCACGGCGGGCGTTCCCACGCTAAGCCCCGTGAGCTCCAGGCGTGCAAGCGGCACAACCACGTTGGTATCGCCGCCAAGGATTGAGCCAGCGGCAACGGCTGGATCGGTTGCGGTGCCCGTGGTCTTCGCGCCCGCGAAGGCTTGCAGCCCCACTGTCTCTATTCCGCTGGTTGCCTTGCTGTAGACGAGGCAGATAAGGTAACGCTGGTTATAGCCCGCCTGACCGTTGCCGATGCTCACCTCTTCGCCCGCGCCCTTGATGCGCACATGCCGCCCTTGCAGAAGCAACTCGCCCGCCGCCACGTGGCACGTGTTCGCGTCGGTCATTGTGACCTCGCAGCCGCTAAGCAGGTAATTGCCGTTGCCGATCAGTTCCGCGTTTAGCGCCCCAACGTCCTCGCTGTCTACGTGGTTGGTGCCGCCCATGCCCGTGATCAATTCAATGCCCATTTCAGCCCCTTAGTAATCCGTCTCGGTCTTAGCCTGTTTGTCGTCTGTCTTGTAGGTTACCGTCAGCGTCCCACGGTGGTCGTATGAGGCTATGACCTTGCTAACGGTGCTCTCCGCGCTAACGCCTGTAAGGGAATCGTAGGCGGCTAGAACGTCGTCAATGCCCAATGCCTCCCCGTCAACGTCCACCAGCTCGGCGGCGCGGAACGTCTGCGCCTCCTTCAGCCGTTCGGTTCCCTTCTGCTCCAGCTCTTCCGCCTCTGCGTTGTTGTAGTCGTATACATCGCATCTCTCCAACGCGCCTTTAAGCGTCTGCTTCTTGCTGACATTGCCGCTTGCATCGGCGTAAAGGTGCACGACCACGCGAGCGGCTAGCTCGCCTTTTCCCAGGCAGATTAGGTGATTGGTGGGCGTGCCGAAGAGCTGGGTTACCGCCTTGGTCTCAACTCGCTTTGTCGGGGCGCTTGAAACAGTCACGGTGCCGCTTAGGCACTGTATCGAGAGCGTGCGCCCAACGGTTGCCAGCATGGCGCGCAAGCCGTCATAGGCGGTTACGTAGCGCCCGAAGCGGTAGCCGCTGACGGCAACGCCCGCCGCTGTTGCCGGGGCTTGCATCACACCATCAAGCCCAACGCGCTTCAACACGGTGCCTATCACTGCGTTAACGTCGCCTGTGGCGGTGTAGTAGTCTGCGCCGCTGTCTGGCTGGATGACTTTGTAAGACAACAGCCCGTGCCACGTTGCGCCCGTGTACGTCATAGTGCCGTTTTCGGGATCGTGCTTAACGTCATCGATCATGCCGCCGCACTCGGTGCCGTCGATGTAAAGGTAGCAGTGGGAGGCTAGGCGCTCTTGGTCGTCGTTGAAAACGGCCTGAAAGTCGTTCTCATCGCTTCCGAAAGCGAACTCGGCGGAAACAGGGCGCACCGCCTTAACATCTTTAAGTCTACTGTCTGCATAAACGCAAAGCATTTGCTAGCTCCATTCTGGTTCGCTGCGATGCTCGTAAACGCAAACATCGAACGCGAAATCGCCTGACGCGCTGATGTCGGACACGCCAGCGGGCACCTGTTTGAACACGTAACTGTTGGAGGCTTCGCCGCCCTCATAGCGGCTGCCGAATGCGTTGGTGCGCACGCCATCGGCGGTTACGCGCGTTATCGTCTGCGCCTTGGTGTCGATCTCGACCATTCCGCCCGCCTCGTACTTGCCGTAAACGCCGTAGGTGTTGCCGGCGATGACGATGTGCGGGTCGGAGCAAGCGCCATAGAAGCGAATTAAGGCGTTTGATGGGCTGAGGGAGGCGTTGGTAATGCTCGCATCGGTCATTGGAGAGGTTCCGTAATCGTGCGGGAAGTCATACGGATGGTTGAGCCCGTAGCCGCTAGAGCCTTCATCTTTGGCATAGAAATGCTTGAAGTTGTCGCGGTACCATGTGCGACCCTCGCACACTATAAGAAGCTCGCACTCTAGAAAGCGCCCGCCGTGCCACCACTCGCCGTAGCTGCGCCCGTACACGAAACAGGGAAGGTACCAGCCGTTTATGACCAGCCGCCCCATAGAGCCGTTGAGAACGTCCCTCTCGGTAAGCTCTATGAGCCGTTCGCGAAGAGCCAAGCCCTCCGCTTCGGTGTCCGCTGCGATTCCCACCTTGAATTTTAGTTCCCCAACGTCCTTGTGGAACGCTCCAACGCGCCCGTTGCTGGACGTGTAGCCCCATTCTGCGTTGAACAGCTCGTTCTCGAAGTAGTGAAGCGCCTCGTCTGAGCCGCCGAACTCCAAGCGCTCCCCATTGGCTGCCTCGTAGGCTATAGCGATTGCCACGGTGCTAAACCTCCCTGACCAGGCGTGCGAACTCGCGCTTGTCGATCCGCACCTCCCTGTCTTCCTGTATTGCCTGCTTGATCTCGTCCAGCTTCGCGTATATGAGGTCGAGGCGCTCGGTGATCGCCTGCACGCCCTGCATGAAGGAATCGCCGAACACCGATTCCTGCGTGGTGGAGTCCATCACGGCGACGGCCTTCTGAACCTCGATAGGCGGTATCTCCATGGAGGCGTTGCCAGCCTCCACCACCTGGGCGCTCATGGCCCTCACGGCGCTAACCGCGGTTGCCGTCTCGTCCTCGATGCCCACGGCAACGCCGCGCGAGATGTTCTTGCCGATCAGGTCGCGCATTACGCGCGAGGGCGAGTGGATGCCCAGCATGCTCTTAGCGTGCTCGACGGCTTGGTTGACAACGCCGCCAAGCGCAGACACAACCGCACCAGCAGCGCCGCGTATGCCGTTTGCGATGCCGCTGACGATCTGCCCGCCGATGGAGGCGACGCGCCCAGGGATGCCGCTGAGCGTGCTCACGATGTTGCTCATGAACTGCTGCCCCGCCTGGCTTGCCTTGCTTGCCATCTGCCCAACGAAGCTGGCGGCCTGGCCGATTGCGCTGCCAAGGAAGCCGCCGACGCGCCCAGCAAGCCCGCCAAGAGCGCCGCCGATGTTGCTAAGGAACTGCTGTCCAGCGCTGGCGGCGTTGCTGGCCATCTGCCCGACGAAGTTAGCCACGTTACTCAATGCGCCCGTCAGGAAGCCCCATATAACGCCTGGTAGGCCGCTCAGGAAAGAACCCACGTTGGAAACGAAATCAGCGGCGCTCTGAGCCGCGGAAACAAGCGTCTGCCCGAAGCTGACGAATGCGGATACCACCTGGACAACAACGCCGATGATCACCGCCAAGACGTTGGCGACGAACTGGATGGCCGCCGTAATGGTGGGCATTGCGGCGGTCACGGCCTCAACGATCTGCTGGATCACTGGGGCAAGGGCGCTTATCAGCGTTGTGGCAAGGTCGAGTATCAGCGTGCCGATCTGCGTAAGCGCGGGCATGATCGCCTCGCCAAGCGCCGTGAACTGCTCGCCCAGGGCTTGCAAAGAGGGCTGAATGGCGGTGAAAGCCGCCTGAATCTGCGCCCATGCGCCGTTTACCGCGTTGGCGAAATCCTGGTTAGTGGCGTATAGCGTGGCGAACACGGCAACCAGCGCCGCGATGGCGGCTATCACGATGGTTACGGGGCCGCCGACCGCCGCAACCGCGGAGCCGAGCACCTTGATCGCGACGGAGGCCGCGCCGACGCTGCGTATCACCGCGACAAGCGACTTGACCGCGCCGACGGCTGGCATTATGGCTGGGACGATCTGCAGGGCGGTGAAAGCCGCACCGACCGCCGCAACGATCGGCGCGATCGTGCCGAAGTTGTCCTTCACCCAGCCGACGGCGGTGACCGCAGCCCCGCCGAACTCGGTAACAGCCTGCTTGATCGCATCGAAGCCAGCTGCTATCTCGCCGTTCTCGTTGATCTTGTCGATTATCTTGGCTATCTGCACGGTAACCGCGTTTGCCGCGTTGCTCATGCTGGTCGCGATGCCGGCGGAGCCCGTCTTCGCCTGCTCGGCGAAGGAAGCCATGCCGTTGATTCCCTCGGAATCGAGCTTCACGAAGGCGTCGGCGAAGTCGTCAACGGAAACCTTGCCAGATTTCAGTGCCTCGTACAGGTCGTTCGATGATTTGCCAGCGCCGAGCATCGACTGCGCGACGGCATCGAGCTGGCCTGGCATTGCGGTTTGGATGCTGCGCCATTCCTCCAGCTCGAACTTGCCCTTGCTGATGCCCTGCACGTACTGCTCCAGCGCGGCTTCCTGCACCTGCGAAGACTGCCCGCCAGCAACCAGGGCATCGTTGAACGCCAGCATGACGTCCGTTGCCTTGCCAACGTCCTTGAACTTCGGCACGACGCGCTGCACGCTGCCCGCTATGGAGTCGAGCTTCGTGGGCAGCCCCTGGATGTGGTCGCTCATCTTGCCGATTGCGGCCGAGACGCTGTCAGCGCCGTAGCCGAGCTGGGACATCACGCGCGGGAACTGGTTGAGCGTGTCCACGCGGCTTATAGCGCCGTCAAGGCTGCTGGATATGACGCCCGCCGCCTTGCTGAAGGCGTTTGCGAACAGGTTGCCGACGAATGAGCCCTTGATGGCGGTGCCGAGGCTCTGCTTCGCTGTGTCGCCGAGCTTCCCCACCGCAGCGGAGAACTTCGAGGAATCGGCATCGATCTCTATTACTACGCGGCCATCTGCCACCCGCTACTCACCTCGTATCATGCGATTGGCGGCGGCTTCCTCCCGTGTCCTCGCTGGCAGCATGTACGCCTGCTTGCGCTCTCGCAGAGCGCGGCGCTCTTCCTTGCCAAGCCGCTTGTCGTCGAGGTCGGCCGCCCTCGTGCTTATCGCCCTCATTGTTTGCGAGCCGTCACCAAGGCCGCCCAGCAGCGCCATGAAGCGCCACCAGTGCATGCCCGTCGCCTCGTCCGTGAGGTCGATGCCGTACTCGCGCTGGAAGTCGGCGGCTATGCGCTCGCCGTCGTAGTCCCAGTCGAGCAGCCGCTTCCTCGAAAGCCGCCTCTCGCGCGCCGTCTGCGGGCGCTGCGCCATGCCTGGGCGCTTGCGCTCCAGGAAGCCGATTGCGGCCGTCACGGCTTCCACAGGGCTTCCAAGGGCTTCCTCGAACGGCGTTGGGCTGGTGCCTTCGTTGGGGTAGGCGAGAGCCAGAACGCCCATCACGCGGTCGGAAGCTTCGGCGCTGGGGTTGTCGGCTACGCGCCACACGTCAACCCATGTGCGCCAGTCGGTGTAAACGCGAAGGGGCTTGCCCGATACCTCGACGGAATCGGGCAAGCCCCCAGTGAGAGCGCCTGCCATCTACTTGCTCCGCTTCACGGAAACGTCCAGGCGGGCCAGAACGTCGTCTATGCCATCGGACTCGATGCTGTTCAGCTCGTCCAGGAGGTATGTCAGAAGCTCGATCTCGTCGAGGATGTTCGGGTTGCGCCCTTCGAAGATCTCCTCCTGCGCCTTCTTGCCGAGCAGCGCGCCCACAAGGTCGCGCAGGGCATCGGAAACCTTCTTCATCGCATCTGGGCTGTTCAGCTCCGATTCGGTCATGTTGGCCATGCGCTTCTGCATAGCGTCAACGCGCTGCGCCACGTCAACGCTGCCCTTCTCGATCACGTAACTCTTCCCGCACACCTCGACCGTGGTCTTGCGGTTCTTGAACTCAAATCCCATCGTCTGCTCCTTTGCTAGCCGCTACAGGGTGTTAAGCCCCTGCATGTATCCGATCAAGCCGCTAGACTCGATCCCAATGTCGCTAGCCATTTTCGCCAATCCGTCACTGTCGGTTTTAGCGCCCTCGGCCTCCATCGTCTCGACAAGGAAAGCCGCAAGCTCCAGCTCGTCAAGGGGATTGGGCTCGCGGCTCTCGAAGATGGCGTTCTGCGCATCAGTGCCAAGCACCGCCCCCACGTAATCGCGCAGAAGCCCCGACACCGTGCGGGCTGGGCAGTCTCCTGATTCGATGTCTCCTGATTCGTTGATGTCGAGGTCGTTGAGCGCCTTCTTCGCCTTCGCCACGGCGTCTAGCATCGAGGCGTTGCCCATGTGGATCACATACCAGTTGTTACCGATCGCCACGCGGATATCGCGTTCCTTGAAAGTAAAAGCCATTGTTTGCCTCCTGAAAAAGCCGAAGCCCCAGCGGTGAAAGGTAGTAAAGCCCGCTGAGGCTTGGTTAGTGGAAATGTCTATGTCTGTTGCATGCCCTGCGCTAGGCGGTTGCGGCGGTGAACTTGCCCGCGCTCCAGGTGCCCTGCGTCCAGTCGTTGTCGCTCATGGAGAGGGTGCCCTTCAGCTTGATGGGCTCGCCCGCGGTGTTCTTGTCAAGCTGGTTCGGAGTGAGCAGGAACGCCGCCTTCTTTGCGACGAGGCCGCCAGAGGAGCTTGCTGCCTTCTCCCACGTGCGCACGCGGCAAACCTCGACCGGCACGTTGGTGTCGTCCTCGTGCGATGCGAGGAAGGTATCGAGGGCGTTGTTGCGGTACATGTCCTTCTCGTAGTCGATGGAAGCGCTCTTCGAGAGCGTGTACTTCGGTCGGCGCTTCGTGTCGATGTACTCCGGCTCGTAGGTGTTAGCGTCGTCGCTGAACTCCCAGGAGAGCAGGTTCGTCACGTTGACCCAGTTGGGCGTGGTCGAATCGCCGATGTTCATCCAATCCTGCAGCTCGTCGCCCCAGATCGGTACCTCTGCGGTGGTGATGTCAGCCATTTAGGCTCCCTTCATGCTCGTGTTCGTTGGTTGCATTGTGGTGCCTGCGTCACCATGTCGCCGTGCGCTTGTACTTCAGGTCGAACGAGACCTGCCAGTCCTCGAACGCCTCCGCTCTCCCGAGACAGTAGGGGACGCCAGCCGTTGGGCGCTTGTAGGCCACGTAGCCGTCAAGCACCACGCAAGCGTCAAGGAAGCCGCTTGCGACCTTGGAAAGCACCTCGGCAGCGTCAAGGCGCTCCTGCTGGTCGTTGGCGGCGATGCGCAGCGTGAGGTTGAACGGCATCGGGCAAAGAACCTCGCCGCTGATGTAGCGGCTCTCCTCCCCGCCGCCGTCCTTCAGCTGCAGCATCATGCGGGGGAGCTTGCCAGGCTCCGCAGAAAGCTCCTCGAAGCGCACGGGAATGTTGGCATCGATCCCCGCGACGACCTCTTCCATCAGGTCGAGCACCTGCGTTGCCAGGTGCTGGTCGTGTCCGTTAGCCATTGAAACTGCTCCTTACGATGGTCTGGGCGGCGCGCAGCCATGCCGCCGCCCTGCTTGCCTTCGCCTTGTCGAACCAGCGCGGCCCTGTGCCCGCGGTTGTGTACTGCCAGCCAGATTGCGCGTAGTACTGCGGGCGGGCGTACCGAACGCCGCCGACACCGCCCCACGACAGCTCCGCCTTGCCGTTGGCGGCCTTCACCTGGCCGCTTTGGCGGAGAGCGCCCGTCAGGAACGGTGCCATCCTGTTGGAATCGTCCTTCGCCGCAAGGGCGTAGGCGCGCGCCGCCTCGGTCTTCACCTTGGTTGGCTTCGCCAGAGCGCGCGAAACGTCGACGCTCTTCACGCGAATCTCGCTCATGCCAGCGTCATCTCGTAGTGGTGGGCGTTGCGCCCGATGCGCAGCGCCGCGACGGTCTGCACCGTGAGCGCCTGGCTGGGCGGGACGGGGGAGCCGCAAACGCCTGGCATCACCTTGTCCTTGCGCGAGAGCTTCGCGCCTATTGGGTGCGGCATGTAAAGCGTTGCGGTGCGTGCGCTCTGGTCGCCGTCGGCGGAGGCAGTCGCCCCCTCGGTGGCTTCCAGCCTTGCGGGCGAGAAGACGTAGCGCTTCCAGGAAACCCTCCTGCCGTCCTCCTGCGGCTTCCATACGGTGATTGACGTGTTGTAGATCATCAGATCCCGACCTCCATAAGGCTGGTGCCGCTGAGCTCGCGCTCGATCGCCGCGGCAACCGTGCGCCTGCGCGTCTCCGACTGCCCGAAGCTCACCGATATGCCGCCAGCCGTGTAGCTGGCCGCGCCAGCGGTCTCGCCCGCTATAGCGTCGATCGCGGAGCACACCGCACGGCGGAAGGCGGTCGCCTCGTCTTCTGTGATGTTTCCCAGGTCATGCATACAGCAGCGCTGCTTCGCCTGCGCATAAGCAGAGGGGAGGGCGGAATCGAACCCGTCCTCCCCACAAGCGCCGCCGAAGCTGACGTACTCGCTGTATGTCGGCTTTAGCGCCGCCATCGGCTAGCCCTTGGTGCTGGCCTGCGCTGCGGCGGCCTTGATGGTGCCCTTGAACACGAGGTCCACGATCTCGGGGAAGATCTCGATGCCCGAGATGGCCACGGTGTCGTATGCGGCCTTGACCAGCGTGGACTGGTGGCACACGGCGATGTAGCCAGTCTCATCGGTCTTCAGGTCGATGTCGGGAAGCTTCGCGCTGGATGCTGGGATGTAATGCACCTTGATGTTGCCGGAGGCCGTGCAGTAGATGGAGCCAGCGGGCACCGCGTTGGTGAAGATGAGGTTTCCGAGGCCAGCCCAGTTGGTGATATACTGCAGGCCGAACGCCGCGAACACTTCGGAGTTTGCGATTGTCTCGGCAAAGTCGATCGGGTTCGCGAAGAACAGCGCGGTTGTGTCGCCGTAGTCCTCGGAGGCGTTCTTCAGCTTCGCCCATGCATTGGATGCGCACTTGACGAAGTCGGTGCCCTCGGCCGTGCCGGTGCCTGTGCCGAGCGCCGTGATCATCTTCTTCTTGATCTTTGACTGGATCTGGTTGATCAAGCGCTCGTCGGATTCGTTCACGGCCTGGTCGTAGCCCTTGGTGATGATGTCCTCCAGGTACGTCTTGGTGTGGTAGTAGTCCATCGTGATGGCGAAGTCGCGCACCTTCTCGCGGTTGTACTCGGTGGTTGGGATCTCGTTGCCCTTGACGTAGGGGTCGGTGGACAGCTCGCCAGTAAGCTTGTACTGGGACAGCGTCTCCTTCGGGCCAGCTGTGATCGCCTGGGTTACCCCAAGCATCTCGATGAGCTTGCTGGCCTTCAGCTCGAAGGTGGTAGCGAAGTCAGCGTCTACCGCCTTGGTCAGGAATTTGTCTTTAGCCATGTTCGGCTCTCCTTAGTCGAATAGCTCGTAGTTGTCTTCGATGGCCTGGTGCCGCTTCTGCGGGTTCTTGATGGCCATGATCTCTTCCTTTGTCATTTTCTTGCCCGCTCCTGCTGGCGTTCCTGCGCTGGAAACGCTGGAGGTGTTGGGCTGCTGGAACAGGTGGGCGTAGTCCTCGGCGAGCTTGGACACGTCCAAGCCGCTCACGTGGCCGTCCTTGGCGATCTCGACGCCGCCCATGTCGATGTGGGCCATGGCCCCCGCGGTGTCGATGCAGTTCGCCTTGATCAGCTCGTTCTCGACCGTTAGGCGCTTCTCTCGGTCGCTTGCGCTTGCCGCAAGCTCCTGCTGCGCCTTCTCCGCCTCGGCCTTCGCCGCTTCCACGGCGGCCTTCACGTCATCCTCGGTAAGCGCTTTGTCGAGGTTGTCGGTGAGGTCGGTAACCTGCTGCTGGGCTTCTGAGAGCTGGGTTTTGAGCGCTTCAACCTGCTGTTCAAGGCGCTTCATCTTCTGCTCGTCGCTTGGCGTGCCCTTGGGTTCGCCGCCCTTGGGTTCTGGGTCGTTGCCGTTGCCTTGCTTGGGTTCTGGGTCGTTGCCGTTTGCCATGCCGTAAGTTCCTCTCTATCGGCGTTTTTTCCGCGCTTCACTGCGCGCTCGGTGCCCTCTTCCGCTTGGGGCGTGCGGTTGCAGCCGTCCGCCGCTGCGCGCGATGCTGCGATTGTGCTGGAGGTGTCACAGGGCGAAAAAAAGCCCCGCACATGGCGGGGCTTCGGTTGCGTTGCCGCTATTCGGATTTTCGTCCAAGTATGGAATCTAGCGCTTCGGTCATGTCCTCGGCTATGTCGCTCACCGCGTAGTACATGAAGTGCGGCGCGTTCTCCAGGCTGACAGGCGATTCGGCGAGCGCGAGCATCACTTCCTGCAATCCCTTCAGCTTCAGCTCAACGGCCACAAGGTTGTCCATTGCCTGGTTGTTTATCTGCTTGCTCATTACGCTGCTCCGTTCAGAAAGAGATTGATGAAGTACTGCTGGCCCTTGCCCGTCACCTTTGGGGTCCTCTGCACGGTTATGTGGCCGTCGCTGTGGGTGATGGACGTTTCCTTGATCTCGAACCAGCCGCGTTCCATGCTGCGCTGCGTCGGCATGTTGTGCGAGCTTCCGTTGGCCCTCATCAGGTAGCCGCGCTGGCGCATCCACTCGAAAAGGCGGCGCTGCCCCATATCCACGCCGTTCTGCTTCAGGATCTTCGCCAAGTCGCCGATCAGGATCGACGTTTTGGAGGTCGCAACGGCATCGGCGAACACGGCCTTCGGCTTCATCTCGTCGAGCTGCCGCTTCTGGCGCTCGATCGTCTCCTGCGCCACCAGCACGGCGCGGGCCATGATCTCCTCGGGGGACTCGTCGGGCTTTGCGGCAACGTACCCGCCCGTGCGGCGGATGCTTGGCAGCACCTCCTCGAACACCCAGGCTTCGAAGCGCTGGGCGTTGGGCAGCTTGGAGTGGGTGATCAGTCGGTAAACGTCAGGCTCGGTGATGAAGCGTGCTTTCTGCGTCCCACCTGCGGTTTCAAGGGGGAGGTAAAACGCCCCACCCTTGCAGTGTTGCCTGATTGCTCGATTCGGGTCGGAATAATTAAGAGCTTTAGCAACGTCTTTACCGCGGAACATGGCTTTGCCGTCAACCTCAACGGCGCGAACCTGCCCGAACTCGGGATTGTCGAATGATACAATTTCGTTCGGTTGCATTATGCAACCTCCTTTCTGGGGAGCGCCCTAACGGTTCCAAGGTATGGGGCGTTCCCTTATTGCTTCTTATTCTTCTTTTTTCTTATTGCGTTTTCTGTAGTCAGCCCTGACGAGCTCCTGTATATAGCCCGCCTTGTTGTCCATCCCTTCGAGCCAGTCGCAAATCTCTGGCTCGTGGTTTCTGTTGAAGCTGATGCTTGCTTTTACAAGCGTTCGCTTGTCGTAGCGTTGCTTTGACGGGTAAACCATTTCGTCACCTCCTTACTATGTTCAAGGATATAGCATAGTGGCGATAAATGGGACAATATGATGGTATATCGGCTCCAAATTTTCTCTACATGAAGGTCGCCCCGAAACAGGGCTCCCTTTCCCGAAACGCCCGAAAACGTGCAACTCCAGCCCCGAAAAACGGGCTGTAGCCGCAAAAACGGGCGCGAGAGTGCCGATTTCGGGGACTTTCGGCGGGCTCTAGACGATTCCCATCGACAGGAGGATGGTGTTGGACACAAAGCCGGAGAGGGAAGATTCGAACACTCCCGACATGATGCCAGCCACCTCCCTCATCTTGTAGTTGTCGTCCAGGTACGTGGTGCCGTCCACGGTGATGTGCATGTGCCTGGAGAAGACGACTGGCTTGCCGTTGCCGCTAACGTAGTTGCGCACGACAACGCCCTCCAGCAGCCCGAGCTTCGAAGCCTGCTCCAAGGCCGTGGAGAACATCAGCTCGTTGGTGTCGGCAACCTCGCGCATGATTCCCAGATCGGGCTCCACGCCCTCTTCCAGGCATTTGTTCGCATATCGCAGGATCTTGTACAGAACGGTGTTGAGGTCAGCGCCCATCTCGGTTCCTTTCGCTTGGCTGTCTCGTGCTGCTACGGGCGGATTGCGCCCACGATGCCCTTGGCTTCCTCTGCGGCCCTGCGCATGGCGCTGTTCTCCTCCAGGTACTGCAGGCCCTTCAGCGTGACTTCCAGCGCCTGCCAGTCGATCAGCACGGTTTCGCGGCGCTGGCCCACGTACTTGCGCACCGCAACGCCGTTGATGAGCCCCTCGGCCTGCAGCATCGCCATGATCCTGTCGCGCTGCGCTGCATCGATGTCGAAAACCTCGGGCGCGAACATGCCAGGGTCGGTCTCGTCCAGCTGCTCTGCCGCGTGGATGCGCTTCAGCACCTTGTACACGGTGCGCAGCTCTTTCGATGGGGTCAGTTTTCCCATTGGGGTTCTCCTTTCGTTGGTTGGTCGGTACCGAAAGGATACGGGGCGCGTCACAGGAAAAGGAAAACCCCGCCGAAGCGGGGTTTCGTTACGTTTTCTGGTTACATTATCAGCCCTAGCTGCGTCAGCAGAACGGACTTCGCAACGGCCTTTATCACGTCGAAGCTGGCGCTCCCGACGTTCTCGGCGAGCCTTGCCTTCACCTTGCTCCAAACGGTGTCGGATTCCACTGAGTCAAGGAAGTCGTTTCCTTCCCAGGTGAGCGACTTTATGAAGCACGATGCCGGGGCTGGCTGGTCGTCTGGCTTCACGTAGCTGTCAACCAAGCCAGCCTGCGTCATGATGAGCACATGGTAGGCGATTAGCTCGCGCGAGCGCGATGGGCTTGCCAGGGAATAGGCGTCGACGCGCGGGGCGCTGGTGACTGCCGAAAGCTTCAGCAGGTCGCGGACTATGTCCATGTCCCTACGCATTTGCTGCCTTCTTCTCTTCGAGCCACTTGCCGTAATACTCGGAATTACCGAACCACCTGCGCGCGGCCTCTTCCTCTGTGCACCCGTATTTCCTCATGGCTATCTCGACTAGCCTCGTAAGGCTTGTTTCGACTTGGATAGGGGCGGATTTGTATGATCTTTGCACCATGTTAGCTCCCCTTCCTTCGCGTGAACCTGTATCTGTAGCCGAATTTATCCGCGTTTTCCTTGAACCACTTGTCCATTATATCGCTTGCAGCTTTGCGTTCGTCTTCTTCCAGCTCTTCCCATGTGCTGCCGTTCATGATTGATTTCCCAGACTTGAGCCATTCGTCCCCAACGGCATCGATTGCTTTTTCCCTTGCTCCGATTTCAGCCGCTTTCGCCGCTTCGTAGAACTCCTCAGGCCGCGACTTCTCGGTTCTGTCTATGGTGTATCTGCCCTCGTTGCATATCGCATCGTATCCGAGCGTGTTCGCCTTGGTCAGGTGGTATATGTCGCCGCTTCCGTTGCCGCCAACGGAGAAAGTTCCGCCGAACGTGCCGTTGTGCGTGTGGACCGGGCGGACGTTCTCCCAGCTCTCGCCCTTCGACAACCAGAACGTGACTGCTCCAGCCCTTCCCTCGAACACATCGCTCACGAGCTGGCCGCGCTTGTTGTAAAGCGCGCCGTACTCCCTCTGGAAGCTCCAGTTCGATTTCGCGAACCCGCTTCTCGTTCGGATCGACGACGCGGTGAAGGTATCCTGCTGCTTTCTCAGCCCACGCGGCTGCTTCCCGATGCCGTAAGCCTGCTCGCGGCTCGGTATGCGCGTGAGGTTGTTGGCCTTGCAGTGCTTGGCGAGCTTGGCCTGCCAGTTGCCAAGCTCCAGGCGCTTCTGCACGTAGGACGGGTGCTCCAGACCCATGCCCATCTTCTCCATCATGGCTACCTGGTAGCGCGTGCCGCGAACAGCACGTTCAAGCGCCCGCTGCCTCTGCACGGCCTCGTAGTACTCCTCGGAGGTCATGCCGTTGTGCAGCGCCGAATCCTCCTTGAACTCGGTGTCTGGCGGCTCGGTCTCCCCAGGAACGTATACCTCGATGGTGTGGCGGCAGTTGACGCCCTTCAGCCCCGTGGCGGTGCCGTATCCCGTCAGCTCCGCCATGCCCGGGTACTCCACGCCGTCGACGACAACGGGGCCGTTCACGCCGAACGGCCTGCCCTGCCACTCCGCGTGGCTCGGCCTTGCGCCGTAGTGCGCATCGGTGTGGGCGAGCTGCCATCCCGCAGCGTCCAGGTTGGCGAGCGTCGCCCTGCCGCTTGCCTGGCTAAGCTCGGTTGCCATCATTCGGCGGAGCGCAACGTCAACCGAATCGCGGCGGCCGCTTGCGTGCTGCACGCGGAAGGAGCCGCCCAGCTCGCGGTATGCGCGCTCTATCGCCGCATCCTGCGGGAGGTTGCCAGCCAGGCTGTCGAGCGCCGCCCTCTGCGCGGCTTCACGCCAAGCCCTAGCGGCGGTCGCCGTCATGGAGAGGTTCTGGCGCGCCAGGGCATCGGAAACGCCCTTGGCGGCGTAGTCGGCGATGGCCCGCACGCGCTCCTCCGCCGCCCTCTGCGCGGCTTCGTCCAGCTTCGGGGCATTGGCTCCCGCTGCGGCTGCAACCGAGGCTGCAGCGGCCTTCCTGGTTCCCTTGGCGGCATTGTGCGCTGCTGTGAGGGCCGCGAGCATCGCCAGCTCGGCAAGGGCGGATTCGGCCACGGCATCGGCCACGGCTTCCTGGGCCTCGCTGCGGATGCTCGGGGCGTACGCGGCGGTGGCGTCGTTCGCCCGCTGCTCGAACTCGGCAGCGAGCTGCGCAAGCTCGGAAGCGTCCCAGCCGCCCTCTGCCGCCCGCTTGGCAAGCTCTGCCGTAATGTCAGCCAACTCGCCAGCGTAGCGCTCCTCCGCGCCGTGCAGGACGGCTTCCACGGCCTTGTCGATGTCTGCTTCGGAGAGCGCCACGGCTAAGCCTCGTAGGGAACGCCAGCCGCCGCGTCGGTCGCGGCCTTCGCGTCCTCCTCGGTGTAGCCCTGCCAGCGCACCATGTAGCGCCACGGCTCCAGGAGGCCAGCGGCAACGTCGGCGCGGTCGCGCTCGCGCAGGGTGTCGTCGTCCTCCATGATGTTGTCGCCCATTACCACCTGCACCTGGCCCGTCATGTCGGGGATGCTGGCGGTTCCGAGCGTGCGGCACGTGTTGGCGGCGGCCTCGATGATGTCTGATATGGCGGGCTCTATTACGTGCTCGTGGCGGCGAACGGTGCGCATCATCTCGGCGTTGTCCGATGCCACCTCCTTGGCGGTGGTGATGCTGCCCGACGCGTCCAGGGCGTACGCCTTGGTGCCGAAGCCTATGCGCTTGCCAAGCACCTGCAAAGCGGTGGCAAGCATCTGGCGGTTTTCCTCTGCTCTCAGCGATGGGTTGTACTCGAAGATGGCGGCGTTGCCGTCGTACACGTTCGATTCCGTTGCCACGAAGAACTGCTGGCCGTTCATGTGGGGGATCTCCAGGCGACCCGCCTCGTTGCGGTGCAGCATGTTCTCGGGGAGTATCACCATCTTGCGGCCGAGGAACAGGTCGTTGCCGATGCTGTCGAAGGCCAGATCCACCGTCTCGATGGCGTCTATGGCCTTGTCGAACAGCGAAACTCCCATGGGGGAGTAATCCCAGTACGGGTTGTCGTCCGCCAGGCGGATCAGCTGGAAGGTGGGCTTCGGCTGCTTGGTGTCCAGCGCCTCGGTGGCCTGCAGGAACCCGTCAGGCTCGAACTGCTCGCCTCTCTCGTCGAAGAAGGCGCAGAACACCTGGTAGCTCCCCGTTGCGGAATCTGGGCGGTGAACCTCGATCTGCGTGCATCGCCTGCCTTTCAGCCACATGGTGCCGATGAACGCGCAGTCGGAGCACCGAACGCCGTCCCATCGCAGCGGTATGATGCTGCGCGCATCGTAGCGCACGGGGGTCACGCGCAGCCTGTCGGACTGGCCCACGCGGTTGGCCCCCTCTATGTGCAGCGCCCAGGCCGCCGTGCCCGTCGCGCACATGCGCTTCAGCGCCAGCGGGGCCGTGTTGTGCCAGTTGCAGGAATCGAGCCAGGAGGCGAGCCACGCTTCCGCCATGGCATCGCCTGACGGCACGCTGATGCTCGCCTTCTCGTTGTAAAGCAGCGCCGCCATGTCGCTGCACACCATGTCGGCTGGCGTGCAGGAGCGCACCTTCACCTTGTTGGTTGCGCCGTGCTCGTCCTTCTCCTCTCGCGTGTAGAAGCTGGCGGACTGCATGAAGTAGCCCCACCACTCCAGCACCTTGCCCTCCATCGGCGTGGTGAGCGATGCTGCTGGGTAGCCGATCGATTCCAGCCACTTCGTCGCGTTGGCGTTCAGGTCTTTCACTTCGTGCCTCCTACAGGCTTGGGTCGTTTATCAAATCGAAGGCCGCGTAGCGCACGGCATCGATCGCGTGGTTGTCCTTGTCGGGGAAGCCCTGGAAGCGGCCTTCCTCGTCCTCCATGGCGCGGTACCGCGTGAACTCCGCCCATGCCAACGGGCAGCGCTTGCGGTCGATGCATATTCGGCGGCGCTTGCGCAGCCACTGGATGCCGTCGGCAACTGGAATCCGCTTGGAGGCCCCGATGATTCGCATGCCGTCGCTCGCCCACGTGGCTATGTCCTTCGGGGCCGCGGCATCGGCGCGGATCTCGTTCTCTGGCTTGTTGCGCAGCATGACCGGCTCGCCATCGGGACCGAGGCGCAGGTTGCCCTGCGCGTCCCGCTCCGCCAGCCTGCGGCGCACCTCGGCGATGTTCGGCGCGTCCAGAACCTCGGTGTTGTAGATCTCGTCGAATATGAAAATCTCGTCGGCCTTGCGGTCGTACGCCACCCGCAGGAACACGAACGGATCCTGCATGAAGCCCCAGTCGATGCCGTTGCGCACCCACTTGAAGCCGCGCTCCTCGCCAGGTGCCAGCTCCCTGTCCTCGACGTTTCCGAAGACGCGGCCCGTTAGCTTGGTGGTCTTGCCCTCGTATTCGTTTGCGTAGGCTTCGGGGCTGGTGGCCTTGAGCTTGGCAGCGTCCTTAAGGAAGCCCTCGCCCAGCCACTCGGGCGGCACCTGGTCGTAGTTGACCTGTAGCGCGTAGGTGTCGGGATCCTCCAGGGATTCCTCGAAATGGGCGTTGCTCCAGTGCTCGCAGTCGGGGTGGGTGTTCCACATCCGGAAGGTTCGGAATAGGGGCGCAGCGCCGCGCTTGACGGTCTGCTCGGCCTTGCGGACTGGTGCCATCCCCTTGAACTGGTTAAACTCCTCCCAGACCGCGAACCCGATGTACATGTCCGGGTCGCGCAGCTGAAGCGACTTCGTCTTCTCGGGATCGTCCAAGCCGCGGAACATGATCACCTGGCCCGTGCTCTTGCGCGTGATCTCCATCGGGTTGAAGGTCCAGGTGAAGTCGTGCTCAACCCTAAGTCGGCGTATTGAGCTGATGAAGGCCGCCATGATGGAGTCTCTGATCGTGGCGCTAACCTGCCGGAAGCCCACGCCGCACATCTTGGGGTCTCTCAGCATCAGCATCACCGCAGCCAGCGAGAACATGGATGTTTTCAGGCCGCCGCGCCCGCCGCGCGCCTCGTAGGTGGAGTGCCCGCCCTGCATGATGTCGCGCCAAACGTCCCAGTAGGCTGGGGGAACCAGCTGCGCGGTGTCCAGCACAGGGCGCGGGTTCTCGGCCTCGTGCTGCTCGATGAGCCTCTGCATTCGGGCGTTCGACAGGCTGTACTCCATCGGCTTGTTGCGCTCAAGCCACCAGGCCGCGGCCTTCCAGTCCTTGGTCATGCCCGCCTTCATTACGGCGTTGATCATCGCGGTGGTTCGGTTGACCTCGGCTTTTTTCATCGCTTCGGACAGTTTCTTCTGGTTGTCCGTCCTCGGGTGGTTGAGCCAGGTCGAGAGGGTGGAGGCGCGCACGCCGAGGGCCAGGGCGATGTCCTTGCCCTGCGCCCCGCTGTTCATCAGCTTCACCGCGTTGGCGATGAAGTCCTCTGTGCATTTCTCCTTCGACATGCTGCCATGGTGCCCGCAGCGTCACAGGGGGAGCACGCTCACCGTGCCCGCCCCGCAGCCTCGTTCAGCCCCGCTACGATGGCCTGCTCGCGCTCCGACAGCTCGAACTCCATGTATGCCGCAGCCTTGGCCTCTGCCGCAGCCTTGGCCTCTGCCGCAGCCTTGGCCTCCGCCGCAGCGTCGCTTATGAGGAAGCCCCCCCCGAAGAGCGCCTTGCCCTGCTCCTTCAGGGAATCGAGGGCGCGCGTGAAGCTGCATTGGTCCTTCGGGATGCGGATGTCGCTGCCGTGGCGGAACCTCGCCGCGTTGACGGCGTTCGCGGGCAGCTCGAAGTGCGGGCGCTGGAACACGTCTGCCCGCCTCTGCGCGCCGTCGGCATCGCGCACGGCATCGCGCAGCGCCTTGCTGCTCACTATGCGGTTGTCCGCGTCGAGGTTGGTGATGAATCCCGTGTTGACCACTGCGCCGTTGTCGTACGTCACCTGGCAGTTGGCGGGGATGAACGTAACGTCCCTGTTGCCGCAGCCGAACAGCGTCAGGAACGGCGCGAACAGGAGGAACCGCACGCCTCGCTCCAGGTAGAAGTCGATGATCTGGGCGAGGATGCTGAACGGCGGGTTGTCGAGCACGGTGCAGCCATCTGGGTACTCGAACCGCTCGTAGTCGCCGCCTGGGTAGAAGGGGCGCACGATGGAGCCTGGCTCGATGCCGTACTCCGCGCAGGCCCAGTCGCGCACGGCATCGTACACGGGCTCCGGCGTGAAGCAGTCGTCCGTCGTGCTCTTCGGCTTGAACTTGTCCACGAACTCCTGGTACTCGCCGTCCGAGTCGTCGGTCATGTCGCGCAGCTTGCCGAAGTCCACGGCATCTTCCTCGGATGCGCCCCCGTCGAAGCCGAGCTCCTGGAAGTCGAACGGAAGCTCCTGCAGGTCGAGCTGCAACGTCTCGGGTTCCCAGCCCGTGCTCATGGTCAGCTGGTTGTGGACGTGCGTGTAGGCCCTTCTCTGCTCGTCTGACAGGTGGTTCAGCTCGATCACGGGCACCTGCCACATTCCGAGCCTCTTGGCGGCCAGGACGCGCCCGTGGCCCTCAACGATCTCGGGAACCCCGTCGCCGTTGCGCCACACCGCCACCGGGTCGTTGAACCCGAACTCCTGGATGCTGGCGCATATCTGGTCGATCTGCTCGTGTGTGTGCCTCTTCGCGTTGCGCGCGTAGGGGACCAGCCAATCGGTCGGCTGCTCGGTTACCTCCAGCTCTGGCTGCTGCTTCATGCGGCTCTCCTTCCGTCGATGTTTCCGATACGGGAGGATCCGCCAGGGGTCACAGGGCACGCGCAAAAAAAGGCGGCAGCCGTAGCCACCGCCTAAGGTAATCGCCCATCTATGCCGCCGCTATCGCCCTCAGCGCATGGGCCGCAAGCTCGCTTATGGTCTCGTTGTCCATTCCTAAAGCTCCCTTATCCCTGCCGCCTCGCGGCGGCTTGCCGTGTAAGCCCTTGCCAGCCATGGGGGCATGGTATCGGCTATCGCCTTCACGCGCTGCATGTAAGCCGCCTCCGGTATGGGCTTTGCAGCGTCCTTCTTGCGGGCATCGCGCTCCCTGCACTGCGCTGCCTTGCCTATGCGGACGGCACCCGCGTTGCTGTTGGCGCGGAACACCGCGCAGCATTCCGCTTGCAGCTCGTCCAGGCAGTTGCCGCGCGCTGGGCAGTCCACCGTGCACCTCACAGCTTGCCGTTCCTGCCGCGCGCCATGTCCTCAACGGCATCGATTGCCAGCATGGCGATCTGCGCCCAGTCCCTCGCTTCCGCATGCCAGTAGATCGCCAGGGCTGCCAGCAGCACGACGGCGAGCGCGAGGGCTGCGAGCAGCATCAGGCAAAACGTAAAGCTCATTCGTTCACTACCTTTCGCAGTAGTTTCGCAGTAATTTCGCAGTAACTTCGGAGCTGGTGGGAGAGTTCCACCAGCGTTTGCATGGCTTCAGCTCGATTTCGCTCATCCTCTCGGCTCCTTCTCGCACTCGCTGAACCACTCGCA